TTTGAACTATAATCATTCAAACACCATGGTCGCACCCAACCGGTGTGGTCATAACGTGCCAGTAGAACTGGTACAAAAGGTTCAGGTTCGTGCCCAACAGGCTCGACCTTTACCTGCGTCGCGGGCTGACTTCGAAAGAAGATTCAACCGCACGAACATGGACGAGTATGGACCGAGAATTTATGGTTTGTCGTTAAAAATAAAAGGTATTACCGATTCAGAAATTGATAATGAAGGCCGATATAATCACCCCATTCAAAAAGGATTCATGAATACTACATTTAGATCAAATCGCGAAGTAATTGGACAAGGAAGAAGAGGGAATAACAACAATCAAAATGAGAGAGAAGAGCGAGTGCTTAAAGTACACCCTCACGCGTCAGGTCATATTACAAGAATATTGATGGAAATGGCAGCAATGTACCGACTTTCTGATTATATAGTAATTCAAGTTGGTGGAAGCGCCGGACGTGCCGCAAGATTTGGTTACACCTGTCATTGTATTAACACTGTTGTTGACAACTATGATGAAGAGAGAGCAATAAATAACATGGAAACACTCTTCGAATTAGGGACAAAAACAGACGAAGTTGGTTTGTGCTTTTGTGGCTTTGATGGAACGCTTTGCAGACATGCACAAGCTTTCGTTGATGTACAAAGAACATACCACCCAAACAGACAGGTTGCACTTCTTTTCGTTCACACGAGCTACTACGTTACTAAACAAATTGAAAATTTATACAAGAATAATACGATTGCACATTTTTCAGGCCGAACGATACTTATTCAGAACCAATATTCACAAGACATTGAAGGTGGTTTTAATTCATACGATTGTAACACAGGATATTCAAAGGAAGGAATCTATTATCGTAGTGAGGACAATGAAATCGTAACATGCGTTGATGGGAATTCAAACCCATATGTGCATCATGATCCCAGTTTGTTCGGTCAAACTATGGATTATGGCTGTACGAGCAAATTTACTGTTTCATTACCAAACGGAAGTATAACCTTTGATCCGGACATAATAATTAAATATCACCAGAATGTTGAAGTATTGTGGGACGTTAAACGTAGGGCTACAACTAATCCCGTATTACCAAGAAAACGCCAGCAGCAAGAAGTCACCAATGAAAAGAACACTTTGCAGATTCTACTTGAATCCTTAACAGCAGAATATGAAAATAAACAGTCTTTTGAATTAGAAACGAGTGATCACAAATTTAAGTACGAGACAGTCATAGACAGTAATAACAAGAAAATAACTAGTGTTATGTTAGATGGAAAATTTTACGTGGCCAGGAAACCTAATCTTTGGGCTAAAACATTTTTAGAAGCAGTAGTATACAAGAAAGAACTATTACGACCTATTCCCCAAGACGTTTTCAATCTCGTTGTTAACTATTTTATGCAAAATCCGCTGGAAACTGCTCAACGTGCTGCGCTTAATTATCTAACCAAATATAAAAACAGTGCAGACGCAGATCATTCCCAGCTGACAATGGATGAGATAGATGACATAATAGTTATTGCAAAACAGACCAGCGATGAGCGTAATCGAAATTTGAAAAGCATGTTGAAGGTAGACACAGAAAATGTTGTTGACAATTGGGCCAATGAAATAAAGACATTATTCGTTGCGAAATTTTTTGAGAATATTTACAACGGATCAGTATTTTGTTGGAACTCTTTTATTTCAATTATTTATTGTGTTCTATCATTATTCGGTTACTGTTGGCATGAAGCAGAGGTTATGAAAACGCACAGAAAAAGGGCTTTATTAACAACCAAAATTATACCTATTTTTATAATAATTGTTGGACTATTAGCAGTTGCAAAAGGTATAATATCAGTTCGCGCCGATGAAAATGTCCCTTGGATGACAATAAGTCTTGAACGATGTACACGCATGAGTCAGGAACAGCGGGAACAATACGACCGTTATATGAGTAGAAACCCTGAAAGTTTGTCGTGTTCAAGATTGGTTTTGCATCCGAGAAGAGTTGGACAGAACTGCGCTGCCATCACTAGATATACAGGTTTGTTGCCAGAACAGTGCATGGATCATGATCCTAAGGAAGTTCGTAAAGTTTACAAAGAATGCAAGATGAGGAAGTATTATCCACATGGGAGAACAAATTACCAGTTAATAAAAGAAATTATTCTAACCTACGCTGAAAAATATTCAAATATGGTTGTCGATATAACTGACATGTTCATTAACAGAGTACAAGATGATGAAGAAATCGAAGAAATCATTATTTCACAAATGATGAGAGCGTTTATTATTGAATTACATTTGTTTGGTTATTTGTTTTTACTTTGGAAATTGTTTAAGTATGGGTTTAAAATCTATAAGAAAGATGGTTTATGGGGACTTATAAAATATTACTTTAGTATACAAATGATGACTAGCATATTAGGTATTATGTGTGCTGGTTTACTCTGGAGTATATTGAATTTATTTTACGCGCGCCTCACAATCATTGGCTTTTTACTCTACGGTTTGACAGCTATTGCTCAATTACTTTCTATTTTGTTCGCATTAGGGATGACAGATAGTTGTTACACGAAAAATATTTTCAAGTGTCTCTTAGTTATAGTACTCATAGGATTGATTGCACCACATGTTACAGTAAATGCCATGACAACCGGAGCGCAAATTGAGGAGAGAACTAGCCCAATATTCATATTATCGAGTTGTTGTCAGATTATTATAAGTGCATTGTCGTCACTAGTTAGATGGAAAACTGATAATAATCATTTCACAGATGAACATCACATCTTCAGTGATACGAATAAGAAAACAACGGTCGAAAATAAATCAACAAGAACTGCAAATCAGAACAGTGGTTATGAGTATCACAAACACCTGTGCAAAACATGTCATAGGGCTTACCAGCACAAACACAAAGTCGATATCATTTCAGGCATTGCAAAACAACATCATCAATTTAAATTTCAATGTCCTTATTCAGATTGTTATGATTGGTATGGTTTTGGTGGGTATGAGAATACAACGCATGCGTTAGAAATTCCTGACATCAAGCCGTATGATTATTTACGATATGAAGAAAATGGCGTTGAAGTTATTAAACCAGCTGTTGGAAGAGTGAGCAAAAACAGAGACCTTCCAATTAAAGAATGCAATGTCAACCAAAGATGTAAGGATGGTTTGATGCAAATAGCACCAATATTGACAGGCTATGAAAACGCTAATTTTGTTCCTGCCAAATTACACTCATGTTATCATACAAATACATCTGCCATGACGAGAAATATAATAAAAAGGGCGGATTTTGATGAAGAGAGGGCAGCAGATTTTCTTAATTGGTGGAAAACAAGGAGACTACAATTATATCACTGGTATTACGAACTACATAAAGCAAAATGTGAAGTTGAAGAAAAGAATTTTTCAAAGTACACCGTTAAGGAATGGTTATTGAGCAAAGAACCAGCACAGCGACAAGAGTATCAAGAAGCCTATGAACAAATTTTAGCCGGACAGTTGCCGCACATATCAAAGATCACCTCCTGTAGCGCACACGTTAAAGTTGATGAGAAATGCGAAAAAATTGAAAAGACTAGAAACATAACAGCCCAAAATGCAATAGCCAAAGTTTTGATGGGTGTTATTGTGACGTTTGTTTCTGACGCACACAAAAGATTTGACCAATCATATGGTAGTGGAATGAACTGGGACCAAAGACAAAGAAAATATAATGATATACTTAAAAGATATATGGACCCGGTTAGAATAGACGTTGATGGGTCAGGTTTTGATGGAACACAGTGGGGTGAATTCAAACAAGTGATCGACTCTATGAGATATGAATATGGGTATGAGTTAGTGCAAGCCAATATTAGTGAGTTACCAACCGATTATGTGATGGAAGTCTTATATAACATGGATCAATACGTCACCAATTACAAAACAGATTATGATTATTATGTTTGGGGTACTGTTGGTTCAGGTTTTATGTCAACATCGGACGGCAACGGAGTTAGAGCATCAGAATATATCAGATATGCATTGAGTAAAATTGAGCTAATAGAAGGCTACGATTATTTCCTAGAGACGTGTGGAGACGATACATTTATAATTACAGAACGTCAAATATCACAGAAAGTGGTCGACACATTAATGAAGTACGTTTATACAAAAGATGGGACAAAAGGAAACTTAGGCCAAATAGCCAAATATATAAGTATAAGCGAGATAGACGGAGGCAATTATCTATCCAGCACAATGTTTAGGAAGAAAAACGGTGATTATAGGATTGTTAGACAGGTGGATAGAACACTACTTTACACACCATGGACTTACAACAACAACAAAGGTAATACTAAAACGGAGAAACTTTTAAATGCTGAGCTATGTATCGCAAATGCAAACTCACTTTTGTCATGGTGCACTGGAATACGATTTTTTGAGGAATATGCACTCATGCTTAGGAGGATTGGAATATACAATGGCGCTAAAGATACATGCATAGTGAAACAAGATAGCTGGAACGACAGAACCAACCATGATTATCAGGATTGTTCAGTTGAGTACGAAGAATGGTTAGGTGAAACTTACGGAGTAACAAAAGATGATTTGAATGAATATTACGACGCACTCCGAAAAGTTAAAGGTCAATACTCAGTCATAAGGTTGAAGCTAATCGACAAGATATCAAAGCATAGTAGTGAAACGGTCAACATTGGACAGTACAATAAGGATATTAAAGGAAGAGTTTATCATGGTGTCGATATGGGCACGTTGTCTGATGTACCAAGAATCGATTAGGCTATACAATAAAATATAAAAATCCGG